TGGTCAGAACGGCGGCGGCGCGTCGGGAGGGGGGATCACTCGCCGCTGCCACGCGAGGCCGCGATCGGTCAGCTTGCCGGTCACGCGGTCGTGGAAGCTGTTGTGCGCTGCCTGACTCACAGCGATCAGATTCCAGCCGCACCATTGCCAGCCGGGGAAATCTTCCACCGGGTAGACGTGATGGGCAACGGTCGCCAGCTCGTTCCTGCCGAACCTTGCGGCCTCTCGGCATCGGTACTTGTCACGCCGGAGCACCGCGTCGCGCAGGTGCAGCCAGCGTTTGCTTTTGTAATCCATGGACAAACAAAAAGCGCCATGACCTCACGACGGAGATCATGGCGCTCGTGCCATCCGGCTATCACCTCGGGTGCAAAACAAAAGCGCCAAACGATTCCCCGTTTTCACGGTCAAATCATTTGGCGCTGGCACTAACTCGATGGTTTTGGCTCTGGCTCATATTCACGATCGACTCTCGCTTGCACAGCTTGCAGTACAGCGGGAAGTCTGTCAGCACGGTCGTCGGCCGCACACGCTGCTGCGTCGGCCGCCCGCACAACGGGCAAATCAACTTCCCGTCTGCTGACACTAACAGTATATCACGCCGTTTCTCAGATTGCAAGTCCTTTTGTCGCTCCTTCCCAGTATTTATATATTGTTTCAAGTCAAAATATAGATATTAAGTTTGCAAACCCGGGATTTCGAAATCGTAGGTCACAAAGATTCCGTAACAGTTCTCAATGCGTTCCGGGAACTTTCCACCTTCGAAGGCCGAAGCGCCTGGCGGCGGCGAGTAGTGCTCGCCCGGTGCAAGCTCGATGTCGTGCCGCTCCGGCTGTACCAGCCCGAGACTTGGCGTCCACATCCGAGCGCCGACCCGGAGTTTGCCGGTCTTGCGCGGCTCCTTGGTCATGTACTGCGCGACGGCGCGATAGCCGCCGAACTCCTCAATGGTCTGCACATCGACAAAGCCCTTGCCCCACAGTTCACGGAATAGGGCGATGTCGTTGCCCGGCGCGCGCTTGGTCACGAAGTGGTGATGGATGCGATGATCTCCGTGCAGACCCTCCATGACGTACACATAATCAAACGGGAGGTCCTCCGCCCGGCGCGCCTGCCGCAGCCTGCGGAAGTAGGCCGGCTGATTCTTCCGAGCCGTCTCATAGTTCGGTGGAAGGAAGTCCTCGTCATAGGTCAGCGTCACGAACCAATCATCCAGTGCAAAGTTTGCATAAAGCAGAAACTCCAACCGCATGCAGGCGGTCTTGATGTTCACGGCCTCCCGTACAAGGCTTGTCTCAAATTGCCGCGACGCCCGCGTCCGCTTTTGCTGCGGAGCCGCGGCCAGCTCAATGGCTCGGAACCGCGTCCCGGCCTGAAGCTCTATCACTCGACTGATGTTATCATCCCTTTCTTTGTGTGCCAGCCCGGAAATCCGGGCTGGCTATATCATCCGGCTGATCCTCCCCGCCACGGCAATGGCATCCCGCGCGGGCAAAAGTCCAAATCATTTATAATTCGTCCGGATTGATACCAAATGCTTTAAGCACTGTGTCAGGAATGCCCGGTCGATTGCAAAGGATCTGCCGATACAGCAGCGGCGGCAATGCGAGGTAGAGACATTCGTAGTTTGTGAGATTGTGCACTTTGTGCGCAACGCGCATAGCTTGGTTTGCTTCGTTCCGGGTAGCCCCGCAGGCCATCAGCAATTTACAGCAGCGCTTCCGTGTCATCTTCACAGTCCTCCATTTCTTCCGATTGCAGCGCGTCCAGCACCGCTTTCGAGCGGCGATACAGGCTCCGCGCCTTGAGCCAGACAACAACGCCCAGCGCGATCCACTCGATCAGCGCCAGCAGATTCAAAACATCAAGGATCATTTTCAGTTCCTCCATCCATTTTCGCGCCGCATTTGCCGCAGTAATTGTGCCAGCGGGAGCAGAGAACAGCGCCGCACACCGGACAATGGTCATATGGAACTTTCGCATATACCATATTTTTGATATAAACGTTAGAACCGTCCGATGCAAATACCCCGCGCGCTTCGTGGTATTCGGTAATTGTCACCTCACGAATTTTTGTTATAGGCTTCCCGCGCACCACCGGCGCAACGTCGGCGGCGGGAGCGTTTCTTATCTCTCTTAGTGCAGTTGAATACGCATAATGCTCACCAGATCCTTCCGTGGTGTGCTCCTCGTAATACTTCATACGAGCAACTAAACTGCTCCTATCAAGATATTCGTCTGTCATTTAAGAAGTCCCTCCTCATATGGTATCTTCCGATATTTTCATTTCCTCAATTTCTTGCTTAATTTTCTCCCATTCTTGAGCATACCACTTGTCACTCCGTGCGCGCCGTTCTTCCGGCGTTTCCGCGAAAAGGTCTACATTATCAAGGAGTTTCTTCGCGAATTTCTCCGCCGCAGCCTCCGGCTTTTCCGCGCCTGACTGAAGAAACGCTATCAGCAGCAGCGTATCGAAAACAAGGCCCCAGTCAGTGGCGCTTTCATTCACCTTCCATCCCTCGTTCCCCCTCACAACTCGGCGTCACCAGCCGTTCCCGGTTCTCGCAAATCAGCTTCTCCGCTTCCCGCAGCGACACCGGCGAATAGTCCTTCTCGCACCCGATCGCCGGTTCCACAAATCCGTCATTCGTTCCGTATGTTCCGGCGTGCTGCGCAAAGTCTCCCCCGTTTGGAAACCGAATCGCCCAGCCGTCGTGCAGCCGTTCCAGCCGGACGTCCATCCCAGCCTCCACGCAGTACTGGTACAGAGTCAGAATCTCCCCATACTTCCGCCGAACCTTCCCCCGCTTCGCCTGCCGCATCCGCTCCCCATAGGAGCAGAAATCCCGTCCGTTGGTATCAATATCGTGCTCGAAACAGTGCCCATTCGGACTATCGGTAAGACCGACGTTTCGCTTCCAGTACTGGCAGTCCTTGCAGCGCACCACCTCCGCAACGTCGGCGGCTGGCACTTCGTGCAGCCTTCGCACGACGTCTACTCCGAAGATATACCCAAGCAGCTTCGCTGCGTCCTTCCGCCGGATATATTCGTCAGCCATTGCCATTCCCTCCATCCATCAGAGCGCCGCATCCGGGGCAATATTTCGGCAGGTGCTCCGGATCATCCGTCCCGTCGTCGATGCAGTAGTCGCACTCGGAGCAGTGCCACACATCGCAAACCAGCTCGCCATCGGCATAGCCGTCGCCCTCTCCGATCCAGCATCCATGCCGCACCGGCGCATCATTCGACCTCTTGTTCCATGCGTTGATTGCTTCCTGGCGGAAAGTATATTCGCCACTTGTCTGCGAAACATGGCATTTTTGGCAAGAACAAAAATACAAGTCTGTAAACCTGTGCTGAAGCACGGTTATAATAGCTTTCCCGCCGCAGAACGGGCACGGCTTTAACTTATCCATTATCATCACCTCCACCCAAAATTCCGTCCGCACATCGGGCAGCACCGAATGTTTACGATGTCCTGTGTCTCAAAGTCGCCGTTTGGAGCGCACCCAGCTCGGACGCGGAGCATCCCTTGCCGATTCAGTGCCATTTCAATGCCGCTGTATTCTTTGGTTTGATTCATCGGAACAAAGCTATTGTCTTTTCCATCGCAATAGTCGCATTTAATCATCCTTCTTGCCCTCCATTTCCGCCAGCGCCTTTTCAGCCTCCTCGCGGGTGAGAAATACGGTCTTACCAAAATCGGAAAACCTATAAAACCTTGGGGCCATTGGCGTGTATTGTACTGCAATGCACCATCCGTCAGTGTTCGTTTCGATCCATTTTGCCACCATCGGCAATATGGTCTTTTCCCCGTGGAATCCGTACACAACATCGCCCACCTTGCACGGCAGCACCACCACGCGCCCCTCCTGATCGGCCACGGCCAGCTCCCGCAGGCGCATCAGCGTCATGCCGTCGCCCAGCCTCAAAATTGCGTGCAGATTTGCAGCATCCTCCGGGGATAGCTTGCTGTCCTCATAGGCTTTCAGCCGTTCCCATACCTGTTTCTGGCTGCAATCGGTATCGTATGGGCACTTCATGCACGCGCATTGCGCAATATCGCAGAAGTTGCCCTCAAAGGTCATTCGTTCCATCATACTTCATTCCCCCATACGTCCCATCCCGGTGTCCGCTGCCGTGCGAAAAGTTCAACGCGCGGCAGATCGCCGCAGATCGCTACAATCTTCTCCCGAACTTCCGCAGGCTTCTCGCTATGTCGTCCCGCAGGCGCTAGGATGCTGCACCCGATGTTATTTGCCAGCGGATGAATCCGGTTTTTCAGGCCATGCCGCACGCCGATAATACAAAGTTCATTGTTTTGCCGGGTGTAATAGCCGCACCCGATTTTCGGTGTACCATCCGCCTTTACCTTGCACCAGTCAAAACCGAGACCGTAATACTCAAATCCCCATTCCTGAATTACCTTCATCGCGTCGGGCAAACATGGAAACACCACCCATAGAAAAAGAATTGCATCGCTCGACGCGATCCTCCCAACCGGTAATTTGCAGATTTCCTCTGTTGCCATACTCGGGTAGTGCTTTTCGTTATTTCGCGCCTTTACGCCGCTTTTCGGGTTCCGCCACGGTGGGTCTGCGTATATGATCTTGTATTTTCTAATCTCATCCCAAATTTTGTCATTCATAGATGTTCCTCACAGTGTCGATGTCGTAGGTACCGGATGCGGCTCAAACAGCCGCCGTGTCAGCCGCTCGTTTTCCTCCCGCAGCTCGGCAATCACCTTCTGGTCGCGCTCGATCTGGTCGGCGGCGTCCTTGTTCGCGCAGTAAAGTCCGGCTAGATTTGTGCCATTCTCACATATTGGGTTCTCACTGCACGTCTTGCAATCTTCTCGCAGCGCCTTGATCAGTTCTTCCGGTTTCAAATTCATTTCAGCAACCCCAATCTTCTAAGTCTCTCCACGCTCTTACACCGCTTCTTCGCGTTCTCGGTATAGGTGTCGCGGCTCCGTTCAGCTTCTCTCGCCCGATATTCCGCCTGTTTTGCTTCCTCATAGGCAAGATAAGGCGCGCACTTCGCGTGGCACCCCACTGTCCGAGACGGACAGTCCCTCTCACACGGCGGCTTCATCCGAAATCACCACCCTCATGTAATTTTCATCGTGGAAAAAGCTGTGCCTGTTGACCCGTACACAGTCTCCGTTTTAGCTCGTTATGCGCTTCATTGTCAGCCTTCCTGCTTCCACGAACGTATCTGGTTGGGCACGGTACAATTTCACAGGAGACATACTGCTTGGAATGCCATAGGGACCGATTATGAGCTTGCACCAATCGTTAAATGGCTCTCCACCACAAACCTGCTGACCGTTCATCTCCACAAGCTCTTGCAGAGTCAAAGGCTCATTCATGGCGTGGACTCCTTTCCAGTTTTCGGGCCGCACAGAGGCGAACCATCGCGCAGCTGTAAACCGCCTGTGTGCTGTTGTGGCGATACGGGCACAGAAGGTTATAACATTCCGTCCCAGGAGACGGCGGCGGGAGTGTCCGTCGCTTCTTTTTTGCCATCATGCCTCCTTTTCGACCAGCGCCGACATCTTGGACAGCGCGTCCCGGCTGAACCGGGCCAGTTTCGCGGCCTTCTCCGCGTCGCGAGTCTTGACCTTCTGCATCAGGCCGCAGGCGCGGTTGAAGTTTTCCTGCACCGCCTGAAAGAAGCTCTGAAAGACGGCAATGTCCGCGTCCGACTGGATCGCCCCTGCCTTCTGAAGCTTCTCAGCATTGGCCTTTGCGGCCTCAAGTTCGGACTGAAGCGTTTCGACGCGGTGCTTCAGCTCATCGGCGCGGCCCGTGCTATTCTTCAGGTCGGCCATGGCCTTCGCAGCTTCGGCCTGAAGCTCCGCCTGCTTCTTCTCGGCCTCCCTGCGGCGCTTTTCCAGCGCAGCGACGTCGGCCTTGTGTTTTTTCTCCACATCGGCCAGCGCATCTGCAACGGCCTTTTCGATCTCCGCCGGGTCTGCCGCCTGCACGGCGACCTCGACCGGCCGGTTTTCCAGTTCCGTGATCTTCGCGGCCTGCGCGTCGGTGCGCTCCCTGAGCGCTGCCGTCTTTTCTTTCTCCGCATCGAGGGCGAAGGTGACGTCGGCTAACTTCAGCGCCGCGCCCTCACTGGCCGCGCGCTCGGCCTCCAGCTGCTTCCGTGCCTCGTCGCGTTCCCGGATAGCCTGCTCCAGCTCGCGGGCGGAAAGATTCTCCGCATCAACCGCCTCGGCAAACTCTTCGCGCTCTTCGGCGGGCACCGCGAGCAGCTGTAAAGCGTTCGACACGCTCAAATTTCCCAACGTTGGGAAATTTGAATTGTTTCCATATTCCTTGGCAATCTGCATAAATCTCGCAGCGGAAGATTTTGAAAACTCCGTTTCGTTTTTCAGGAAATCCAGCCAGCCGCCGTGTCCGACCATGGCCTTTGCCTCGGCAAGGCGCTTGCCGATCTCCACACCGAACCAGACCGTCATGCACTTGGCCTGATGGGACAGATAGCGGATCTCGCTTCCGATGGTCTTCGCCGTCCGCGGCCCTGTTTCCGGCAGCGTCATATCTTTCGGTGCAGGTGCGGCGTCCTGCAAAATACGGCTCACATCAAACGGCACGGTCAACGCCTCCTCTCAGCATATCGTCCATTGTGACGGGCGGCTCCAAATACTCCTGCACAAAGCTGCGGTAATCATAGCCTGCGGCGCTGCGCGGGGAATAGATGGCGATGGGCTTGCGCTCGAAGGTCATCTCGTCGACCTTGTCGGTGCGGCGAATGACCGTCTGAAATACTGGCAGCAGGCCGCAGTCGCGGAGACTGCCCTCGGCCTCCAGCACGACGGGCACGTTGCGCCACATCGTGATGAGCGCCCCGGCAACGCGGATCTTGGGATTGATGCGCTGCATGTTGTCAATCTGGCGGCTGACATTGGCCAGCCCTCGGATGGAAAAGGCGTCGAGCTTGATCGGGATGATAACTTCATCCGCAGCTAGGAGCGCCGCGGCGCTCGCAGCATTAAAGGCTGGCGGGCAGTCAAACAGGACGTAGTCGTACTCGTCATCCTCACCGATTGTGCAGCACAGATCCGCAAGGACACGGCCGTTGACGCGCTGACTCGCGATTTGGGACATATCCATGTCCATCAGCTCATCGGAGCCGGGGATCACGTCGACGCCGGGATAATCCGTGCCCGTGACCAGCTCCGAGACGTACGGTTCGAAGTCGCCGCGCAGAATGTCGGCCAGCGTGACCGTTCCCATTCCGGGCCGCACACCGAAGAACTCCGTCGCGTTGCACTGGCTGTCGCAGTCAACCAGGAGCACGCGCTGTTTGTGATCGGCGGCCAGGATGTGGGCCATGTTGACGGCAGTGACGGTCTTTCCGACACCGCCTTTCAAATTTAGAATTGCGATTGCTTTCATGTGTTTTCTTCCTTTCGTTCAAACGGGAAATCATCCGGTAGCGGTTCGCTTTTGGGGAGTTCCCGGAATTCCTGCATTTTTGTCTGCTGCTGCACCTCTTCGCGGCGCTGCTTGCGCTCGTTCGGCTTATCGCTGAACGTCTGCATTTCGCCGTCGAAATGGAGCTTGAATGAACCGCCGGCTGCGCCGGTCTTGATCTTGCCAAAGGTGATGATGCGGTCGGCATCCTTTGCCTTTTGATCCTCGCGGAACATCAGGAGGACGGCGTCCGCATCCTGCTCAATCTGGCCGGTGCTGCGGAGGCTGGACATTGTCGGCGGTGGGATCATGCCGTCCTTATTGCGCTGCGGCCTCGTCATCTGACTGAGTGCCACGATCGTCACACCGCACTGGAGACCAAAGAGCTTGAGCGCACGGCTATTGGCGCTGACTCGCTGGAAATCCTCCTGTTCCCAGCGGCTTTTCCCGCTGGCCGGGATGAGCTGAACATAGTCGATGTAGATCACGTCGTAGTGGTGCGCCATCGTGTAGAGGCGGATGTCCGTGACCGTCATGCCCGCGGCCTCAATGATGTCGAGGTTGCGCCCCGTGAAATCCGAAGAAATGTAGGCCAGTTCGTCCCACTCGTTATCGCCCAGCTTGTTGAGTTGGATGGTCGGCAGGCCGATCTGCGCGGCAGCGCAGACCATCGCGTCTGCCAGCTTCCCGCAGTTTGTTTCATAGCTGAAGAACCCGACCTTTTTGGTTTTTGCTTGCTCTCGGGCTGTGTGCAGTGCAAGCGTGGTCTTGCCGTCCGAGGGATAGCCTCCGATGTAGATGAGGTCTCCAGGCTCCGTCCGGAGGTATTTGTTGAGCTTGGCAAACTTCCACGGCAGGAAGTCCGGCCTGACGGATGGATCGTGCCGCCGGTAGAAATCTTCCAGCGCCTGCGCCATATTCATGGCCCGGATGCCAGGCTTGTCGACCATGATGCGGTTGACCTGATCCAGCGCCGTGCGGATCTCGTCTTCGTCCTCCGCGTCGAGCATTGCGCCGGCTGCGTCCTTGAGCAGCTGCAAGCGGGCCTCGCTCCGCAGGATACGGCAATACTCGCGGACATTGGCGGCGGTCGGCGTGACCGTGATGATCTGGCCGATCAGGTCGGTGTAGGCTTTTCCAGCCCGGTCGAGCACCGTCACGGCATCGATCGGACGTCCCTCGCCAGCCAGCGCACGGATCGCATTGAAGATCGTCCGATACTGGCCGACCGTGAAATAGTCCTCCTTGATCGTCTCCATCACGACAGGGACGCAGCGCGAATCGATGATCATCGAGCCGAGGACGGAAGTCTGTGCGCTGATTAGCGCGTCTTGCTTGCCGGCCATCACACGAACTCCACGCCGCTGAGATCCACGCGCCCGGCATTGTCGGCCGGGACAGCCTGCCGGTTCTGCGGAAGCTCGTCATCCTTCAGCGGGAACAGACTCAGCCATTGCCGCTCGGTCGCCTTATCCAGCAGGGCGACCATGTAGTCCGGGTCTCCGGCAGACAGCTTAACGAGCTTGTTCCAAAGCATTGCAGCAGCCTGCATGGACTTGACGGGTTTTTTGATCTCAACGCGCATTTGCAAAAACCGCTGCATGGCATCCGCCAGCGGCTGACCGTTCAGCTCGCATTTATACAGAAGCGCGGACGCAACGGCGTCAGCCGATTGCGGCTTTTCTTTTTCCTTTTTCTTTTTATTCTCTTTTTTATATCCATCCTTATATATAGACGGGGAAGTTTGTCCCCCTACCCGGGGATTTTTATCCCCGTACGTACCGGGACATTCGTCCCCGTACCCATCCTGCGAGGGCGTGACGGACGGCTCTGCCAGCACTGGCGAGATGTAGCGGATTTTGCCGCCGACCTTGCGGTTCGGCTCGATGCGGACGCGGATGTGTCCGGCCTCGGCCAGCGCCGACACCCATCGTTTGACCACGTCCTCAGAGCAGTGCATCGCCTCGGCAAGCTGCGCATTGCTGGGCCAGCAGTAGCCCTCGCGCCGCATCAGCGACGACAGCACCCCATAGAGAATCTTCGCATTGGCCGGGATGGACATATCATCCAGCACCGTGGCCGGGATGACCGACCAAAAGGCGCGAAAATCTTCGCTCAAAATCGATTCACCCCCTTGCAAAACAAACATTCTGATGATATACTGAAGATGCTTTCAAGTGTCTCGTTCACGGGATACGCAGTCGCTCGGTTGTTCGCAGCAGCCGGGCGGCTCTTTTTTTCTGCCCTTTTCATTCCGAATCCTCCGCATAGCGCAGCGTGTAGGCCGCCGCGATGATGTCGTTCAGCTCGTTCACGATCTGGTCATAGGCCGGCCGCTCGGCGGTGTCGATCACGCCGTCCTCGGCGATGCGCAGCAGCTCCTTGTCACGGTTCCGGTCGGCGAAGCCGATGATGCGGTTGACCAGCTGGATCACGGCCAGCGGCAGCGGCTGACGCTTCATATCCGGCAGTACATTCAGGCTGTCCGAGGTCTGCAAAAGGTGCTTGTACGCGAACCAGGTATCGCCGCAGGCATTGACCATCAGGCAGACATGATAGTTGTCCGGGATACGGTGATTGCCTTCCCAGGCCTTGACCGTCTCGACCGACACGCGCAGCACTTCTGCCCACTGCTCCTGCGTCTTATGTGCCTTTTTCCGACACCCCGCACAGATATTGATGTATGCTTCCTGCATGGATTTCTCACTCCTTTGGTGGGATAATATCAGTGGTGGAGATCATGTGCCCTCCAAAAACCGGATGAACGGCAGGCGCGGGATCTTCACACGGCTCCCGACACAGCAGACCGGGAAGCCGAGCAGCTCCGGCCGCTGGCGCGCCGCCAGTCTGATCCACTGCGGATCGCAGCCGAGGCAGGTCGCCGCAATGGCCGGGGTGATCGTCATGCAATTCATTTGCTTCAGGTCTTCCAATGACATATCGTTCGCTCCTTTCTCAAAATGCGACGAGCTTTTTCAGCTCAATGATCCACCCAAGCAGCGCAAGCGCCAGCAAAACCAGCTTGATCGCCACGCCGACATGGTATTGACGTTCCTCTTTCTCTCGCTCGTTCATGTTCTTCTCCTTCTTGATGTTTTCCACCACTCGTGTTACCGTTAGGTGCAGGAGGCGAAAAACAATGACTTTTCCAGACTTTGCAGAATTTCAAGCGCATCTCAGGGCAACTGAACCAGACCTGAAAAAACTTGCGTCAATTAAGCATCTGTATCAGATCGACCAAATGTCACCTGAGAACGTTTCGGCGTTTGCGTCCTCGATTGCGGAGGACACACTCCATGCCGCAAATGTTATGGCGCTGGGGTATCTGGCGGCCTATCATCAGTGGCTCGCGGATTATTTCGAGCAACAACCTGAATGATTTTGTCGAGGTCAACCGAACTGGCGGAGATGTTCACCCTGCAAGGCCCGCGCTGCGCGTTCAGCCGCTCCGTCAGTTCGGCGACCTGCCGCTCTAGGCTCATGACCTTGCGCCGCAATCTTGCGTCCGTCATCCGCCCGCCTCCTTTCCGCCGTTGTAAAGATCGTCGATGGTGCAGTTCAGCGCCTCGGCCAGACGACCCACCAGCGCTCCGCGCGGAAAGGCGTCTCCGCTTTCCCATTTCGCAACAGAGCTGCGTTCAACCCCGATGCGCTCCGCAAGCTCGCGCTGCGTCAAACCGGCTTCCTCTCGAATTGTGCGAAGTCCTCTCAAATATTTCACCCTCTTTCAATTATGTGGAGTTTCTTCACATTTCGGATTATAAGTGAAGAATCTTCAAATGTCAAGATATTTTTGTGATATTTTTTCACATTAGATTTACTTGTGAATTTTTTTCACTATAATAAAATCAGGTGATGATATGAGAAACTTCAAAAAATACCGTCAAATCAACAAAGAAAAGCAAACTGATGTTGCAAACTGGCTCGGAATCGACCGCAGCACCTATGCAAAATACGAAGCAGGGGCTACGGAGCCGCCGTTCAGCACACTTGTTAGACTGGCCGAGCACTGGAATACGACCGTTTATGATTTGATGGGATATGAAGATAAAAAAAGCCCCGCCGGGCGGATGCCCAGCGAGGTAATTGAAGCTGCTCAAATTCTCAATTCGCTTGATTCTGCGACGCGGCAACGGATGATTGATCTTCTTGTGACGCTGCATACGCAGCAAACAGAGCGGAAGTGAACCTTGCCCAGTTTTCATCATTCAGGTCGAGCATCATTTCAATAATTTGTTCCATAGCAGCGATTCCCTTTCTTTTCATTTTCAAACCTCATAGCGGTTGTATTTTTATAATATTATATTATGCGGCACGAATCGACATGTTGCGCAAAATCTTATTGTGATGGAGTGGGAAAATGAATTATACCAAGTATACTGAAGGTTTTGGCTCCGAACGCTGGAGCTTCAACGCTGCTGGCGTGACTTTCCTCAACGAAGATGGGGTGGAACGGCAAGAAATCCTCTCGCATTTGCGTGGCAATACAGAATATACGGTTCGGCTGGAGCGGTTTGAGTATCAGAAGAGTCCTGCCTATCGTATACTCGTAGATGGACAGGTAATAGGGAACGTACCGAAGAATGTCGCATCTCAGTTTGCGGAAAAGGAAAACGCGGGCTTTTGGATTTGTCCTGTATCTCTTGGCGTACATGGCGGACCGGCTCTTGATGATGACTTTGACGCCGAAGATTTTGATGATGTAGACGAAGAGCCGAGCTACGGAGCGCATGTCGTTGTAAAACTCATAAGTCCCGAAGAGCAAAAGGCAAAGAATATGTCAATAGGTGACGATGGGACACTGCACCAAGAACGGCCCGACAACCCGCTTGATCATATCGATGGGTGCGACGAGCTTCTTTTGCCAGCAACCAAGGCTATCTTAGATGCAAATGAGGCCTCGACGGCAGTTTTGCAGCGCTCTCTTAAAATTGGGTATTCGCAGGCGGCCAAATTGCTTACCGACATGGAGTTCTACAATATTGTTGGGCCGTTTGCCGATTCTGAGCGCCGAACGATTTTTGTAACCCGCGAACAGCTAGATGAGAAGATTGGCAAGCATAGCGTTTCGGAGAAAGTCGTTGTTGATGTGGAAAGGCCATCAGCAGCGCGGCCAGCAGCAACAGCCGCTGTATCGAAGGAGCGTCGGACAGCTCTGGCGGCTACGCAGCCGCATGATGAAAAGCTGCTGCGTGCCCGGCGCTCCGCCAACGCTGCGAGAAGGGTGCGGAAAATTGCGCTCTGGATCGCGCTTGCGCTGGTGCTCCTTGGTATACTGATCAGCAAGCTGCCACCGATATTGTGATGGGATCACCCCGTCGTCGATCATCCCATCGACGGCGGGGCTTTTTGGCCGCTGCAAGCGTGTGGGAGCTGCTTGCAAGTACAGATTACACCCCGGGAAGGTGATTTGTCGAGAACCGTAAGGCCCTTTTTTGTTCCCATAAAAGTGCTTTTTTGAAAGGAAGTCGTTTTTTGAAACAAGATTTGTCTGAAATTTGTCGAAACAAGAAGGAAAGCCGCTATCCGAACATGACCTATCAAGATTTGGCTAACGCCTCCGGAAAGTCTCTGAAGAACATTGGTCAATTCATGCGCGGTGAAATATTAAATCCAGGAATCGACACCGTAGGCCCTGTCTGTCGCCTCCTGCATATCTCGCTCGACCGCTTTTTTGACATCCATCCGGATGATGTTCCACCGGAATCTGATATCCCGCAGGAGATTCACGACGCGCAGATGGAAATTGAGCACCTACGTCAAACAGTCGCGTTCTGCCAGCAATCCATGAAGTTAAAGCGAAAGATCATCGCCGCGCTGCTCGGCATTGTATTTCTGGCCGGGATACTCCTGCTCGTCGATCTGCTCAGTCCAAAGATCGGATGGGTGCGCGACCATCTGACGGCTGCGATCTGTCTCCGCTATTGGGGGTGACGCTATGATCTGCCGCAAATGTAAACAAGACGTTCCGGACGGCCCGTTCTGTTCCCAGTGCGGCGCGAAGCAGGAGCTGAGACGCAAGCCCAAAAAGCGCGGAAATGGGCAGGGGACAGCCTATCGCCGTGGGAAGACCTTTACAGCCTCATGGGTTGAAACATACTATCTGGATGCGGCCGGCAAAAAGCATGTCAAGCGGCACACCAAGGGCGGTTTCCACTCGCTGACGGCCGCGCTGGCCTACGCGGCGAATCCTCCGGAGCAGGCCGAGAAGCATCAACCGGAAACCGTGCGGAAGTATTACAACACCTACAAAAACGGCCACTGTGCGAAGCTGTCCGGCTCCAAACAGACGGCCTATGAGATTGCCTGGAAGAGGTGGGAAGACCTCGCGGACATCGACATCCGCAACATGCGCATCACGACGCTGCAAAATCAGCTGGATGACAAGGTCGAGACCTATTACCCGGCACGCGATATGCGGACGGTCATGTCCGGAATCTACAAACTTGCGATGGCTGACGGGATCGTGTCTGTCCGTCTCCCGGAATTTTTAGAGCTGCCGAAGCTGGTCGAGGGCGAGATCGAGCCGTTCACAGACGAGGAGATCGCCAAGTTTTGGACTGCCTACGAATCCGGGAATCAATTTGTGGCTTACATCCTCATCATGATCTATACAGGCATGATGCCCGGCGAACTGATGATCTGCCGGACCGAGATGATCGATTACGACAACCGCAAGATTGAGGGCGACGGCATCAAGACAAACATCCGCAAAAAGACGCCGATGGTGTTCCCGGATTTTTTGATCCCGGTGTTGCAGGATGTTTCAGCCCGCAGCAAGCGCGGGAAGCTGCTGGAGATGAACAAAGATAACTTCTATGATATGTGGCGCGAGACATTGCCGACGCTCGGCGTTCGTCCTCTGAAGCCGTACGCCTGCCGCCACACCACCGCGACCGCGTTGCTCCTGTCCGGGACGGCGTTGCCCATCATCAAAAATATCATGCGCCATGCAAAGATCACCACGACCGAGCGATACGTCCATCCCGACATTGAGGACGCCCGCGCAGCGATCAACACTATGCCAAAGGATAAAAAAAGTCAGCCTGAGACTTGCCCCGACTGATGTTATTGCTCGCATAGTTGCTCACAATATCGATTTTTCCCTGTATTCTCAACACTGTGATTGCCCCTGCTAAGGGAGTAGAGGTGTAAAAAGCCTGCGAGAGTTCGAATCTCTCCTTCCGCGCCAAAGTACCCAGAAACAACGCAAAATCGTTGTTTCTGGGTACCTTTTTACGAGCTATGTTCTGAGCCCGCTTTTTTCCGCGGCCACAGACGAAATGTATAAAGCTTAAAAAGTGGCGAGCAAAATTGAGAAAATACGTTCTATTGCTCACATGGTTGCTCTCGCATAAATCTGCACTGAGACTATTCTCCGCGCAGCACGACGCCATAATAATACCTAGCCATTTTTTCCTCCGGGCCTCCGGCGTCCTTATCCATCAAGAACGCTTTGGCAAGGTCGGCATAGAATTCTGGCCGATCAAGGCCGTACTTGGCAGCTACGCCGTAATAATCCGAGTACATCATGTTCATTGCTGCCCACCAGACGCAGGACTTCACGCTGACACCTGTGATATTGGCCACGGCATCCGTCTGGGCAATCGGCCAGTGCGGGCCGGTCGTGCCGTCCTCGTTCTCCATTCTGGCCGTCCACGCTTTGGCATCGTCCTCGGTAAAGCCCTCGGCCTCGTCGTGCCCGTCCATGCGGCGCAGCGCACAGATGGCATCCGCGTACACCATGACTTCTTCCGCGCGTCCAAGCGTCACCGGGCGCTCCATGATCTCATGCAGCTGCCGTTTCAGTTCTTCGATATAATGCTTCATCTCACGCCTCCTGAATGTATTTGTAAAGCCGGTCGACGTCGTTCACATCGAACCGCAGCTCCCCAATGACCGGAATGGTCAGTGGGATCTTCTTTCCGTCCACCTGCGTTCTCGCGGCATTGTAAAGCCGGTCGAGGTCGATGTTGCCCTCTGCGTCCATAATGCCCATCATCTGCACTGCCGGATGATCTTTCAGCGCAAGGATGCGGCTTTTTCCGCTGTCCATGATGAGCGCCAGCACAATCCCAGCGGCAATGCCTTTCCCGGTCGGCAGGTGCGGAATGATCTCATTGTCGGCATACTTCGCCGCGCCGCGCATGGCCTGATCTATCGTCACCATAAGGTTACCTCCATTTTAAGGCGGGGCGGCTATTGCCGCCCCTTGCGTTTACTTGTTGCAGCAGCCGCACTTCGGGAGCGGATTGTAGAGCGTCTGCGCCGTGGTTGCGGTTCCGGTGGTGACGTCGGCGACCTGCTTGGGATAAAAGGTCGCGTTGGCGTAGGTCACGATGGCGTTGTCGCCGCAGCAGCGCCGCTCGGCTTCCATCTCGATCTCGCGGTGCAGCTCGGACTTGACCGATGCAATGTCCTGCCGGGCAAGGACGAAGCTGTCCTCGGTGCGCTGGTTGTGCACGGCCTGATCGCAGATCGACTTGCGGATGTCCTTCAGCTGTCCGTCGAGGTAGGCGTACATCTCCAACGACTTCTGATCGTTGTAGGTGTTGGCCTTGAGCATCGCGATCTCGCTGTCCTTCGCGGCCAGCTTCTGCTCACGGTCGAGTTCATAGCGCGTGACCGGCATATTCTCGCTGCACCCCGCAGCCACCGCAGCCGGATTTACACCCCAGCCGTTCCAGCCTCCGCCGAGCAGGTTGCCCAGCAGTCCAAGACCGACGCCCGCCGTGCCGATGATGCCAGTGGTCAGGGCCGCATTGGCCTTTCCGTTGCTTGCGTATTCCATAGAGTTTCCCTCCAAAAAATGTAGTAAGCTGGCCAGCTCCTACGTTCAGTATGAAGGATTTTGACTTTCCAAGGGACGCACGAAGGTAGCATGAGTGACGCATTTCTGACGCAAATAAAACCACCCCCGACAGGATCACTCCTGCCGGGGGCTTTTGTACCGTCACAACATCTTGTATCTGTTACTCACTTATCATTTGCAGCTTTGCTGCCGTGTGCCGCGCTCGTGCGTAGATCTGCGGCAGTCTGCGGGTGATCGTGCTCCGCGCCATGTCCAGCTCCACCGCGACGTCAATTTGCGGTGTCTTGTCCATAACATAGCGCCGGACGATCTCCGCGTCCTGCTCACTGTAGCCTGCCTGTGCTATGATCTGCTCCCACTCGCCTTGCAGCAGGCCGGTCAAGTCATCCGGAATCCGCACCCTCGCGCTGATCGTCACCACCTCCAATCCGGGTGGCGCGGCACACGTGGTGCTACTGCTTATGATTCAGGATCGGGATATTCCCCTTATTCGACACTTCGAGATCCAGCGCCTTTGCGATGTCGCGAATTTTTATATAATTCGTCCCATCCTTCAAAATCCGTTCGACCTCGACCTCCTTGCCATCGACGATCATCTTCGCTTTCGTGACCACTTCGTCCACCTCCTCCAAGAGCTTCTTAAAGTCCGCCCACTTCTTTTCGTCAATCAGCGGCAGCGGGCACAGCTTCATCGAAATGTCGTAGTGCCGGATTGCGGCCTGCACGCCCGGCAGCCGCTTCAACAGCATTTGATACAGCCGCGCCGCGTTTTTCATCGTCGCCTCCGGGATGAAATACTTGCCGGAAGCATCCGTGTGGCTGACCATCTCGATGGAAACGGTGTTGTAGTTGCCGTACACCTTGCCGTATTTGCCGCTCCTGCCGTCACCAACCGCCCATGCGACCACGTCCAGCGGCACACACTGGTAAACGGTGTCGCCCTCATCTACCACGAAATGTGCCGACGCGGCGCGCCCCTCGCTGCCGTTTGCAAAGTATCGGGCATTGCCGAGCGCCGTCGCGTGCAGGCCAGTGTTTGCAGTGTAGTGGAACACGATGGCCCGGATGGCCGAGAGCGGACGTCTGCCGCCCACTCTCGTTGCCCGGATGGTATCGTTAATTTTCAGTGCCATTGTCGTCACCCTTCGCATCCATCGCGTCCTGTGCCTTCTGCGACTGCGTGCCGAAATAGAACGTGATTACCATCAGGAAGATCGTCAAGAAGTCTTTCCCTGTGATATCACCCCGCAGCGCCAGCACCGTAAACACCACCGTCAGCAGCAGCGTCACCAGCGACTTCACGCTCAGCAGATTCGAAAGCCGTTTCATAATTTTGTCCATGTTATGTACTCCCTTCATTATGCTTTTTCCGTCCCTTTGTTCCAAACTTTCATGGCGCCGGATTTTGTGTATTTTGCCTCATGGTTTTTCGCGGCAATGTAGCCACAATGTGCGCATTGGTACACCAAGAGATTTTTATCGTCTCCGACTTGTTTCAGCACTGGGAAATACCCACATAACGGGCAGGCGTTCAGTTCTCTCATACGTAACTCCTTTTACGCTTCCACGATGTTGATACCGTACTGCTCCGCGCAGATATGCTCAATCTTGCAACCGCGGGCGTTCTTCCAACCGGGGGCAAAGTACGCAACGTCAGCCGTAGACAGCAGTTTCAGTGATTCGCCAAGATACCACAGTGGCCTTGCATCAGCCGGAGCGTTTTCAAAGAAGCTATCAATCACTTCGATTTCATTGCCCGTCAGTTCCTTTGCGCAGATGATCGCTTCTTCACGCTCTTTCCGAATTTCCTCGTTGGTCTTGCCCTTCATAGGCTGAGAGATAAACAGTTTTTTCATAAGTAACTCCTTTCAATCCTTTAGCACGATCTCCAAAAACCGTGCCTTTTCCTCTGCCGTATACGTTTCCGGTAAACTCTTGATGTACTTTATTGCGTATTTGCTGCGGTTCTCGTTCTTGGCTTTCCAGAGGTAAAACATCCCAATCGCCGTCGCAAATCCGATGACTGCCAGCGTGACCTCCACGCTCAGCACGCCGAGCACATTCAGGATAATGCAAACGACGCTCGCCGCCGCGCTGCCAATCAGCAGCTTCTTCGAAGTCTCCATCACACGATCCCCGCATGAGCCAGCGCGAAGCCGACCAGCGCCCCCACAATGGCCGTGAGGGCCGCCTTGACCAGCGCCTCCCATTTGCTTCCCGGCACGGCCTTTAATTCCTTGACGTCCGTCTTGATCTCCTGCACGGTGCTCTCAATGGTATCCTGCTTCGTGGCGAGGACTTCGACCGATGTCGCCAGCTGATGCAGCGCCCGGTTGTCCTCCTCTAAGTCGTTGATGCGGTGCGTGTTGCTCTTGGAGCGCTGGTCGATCTCCACGATCTTTGCCTGAATTCCATCGTCCATCTCTTACTTCCTTTCCCGGTTTTTTATGTCTGTTCCTGCCAACCAGCCGGATATGCTGTGGGCGAATACACGTTCGCGTCAATCAGGCTGATATAGTGCTTCCCATTGAACGTCACCTTGTCGCCCTTTTTGTACGCATCGTGCGCACCAGTAGGCTGCACGAATTCCGGCCATTCGTCCAGTGAAACAACCACAAACAGCGCCGGTGTAATGTCCGGTGTCCAGTCTGCCTGTGAGGTATGCGCCTGAACCACGCGATATAGCACATTCTTATATTGCAACCGCTCATCGACCGCATAAGCATGGCCTGTCACCCACTGAGGAAACAGCTCTACTGCTTGCAGCGCATCCTCATCGGTTAGATTGGTGGCCGCTTTTTCAATGTAGGGGCGCAGCTCCCGCGCCCGCTCCGTCAGCGTCATTCGCTCACCCCCAGCAGAATCTTTGCCGCCTGAAGCTCATCCTCCAGCGTCGTCAATCGTTCCTCCACGGTTGGTGTCTCCGGTTGTTCCGGCTGCGTGGGTTCGGTTGTCTGCTCCGCCTTCCATGCGTTCCACGCGTCCACATCCGGTGTCACCGTGCAGCCATTCTCCGTTTGCGTTACAGTCACAAACCCGTTATATGCAAGCAGCGTCTCCGTCTGCTCGTCCGTAATGGCCACACATCCCGGAAACGGCTTGCGCATTGGCGCGCCGTATGCACCGGACGGGTTCGGTGTTGATCGAATATAATACATTCTGTTTCCTCCTCTCATTCGCTCCGCAGTGCAATTACCTTGTATGATGTTGTGCCAGAGTATGTTGCGTCACCTGAATTCAGTTGCAAGACTGGCCCCACTGTAGTATTGCTCGTATATGAGGAGAAAACCTGTGAAGCACTCGTTGAGCTATACGCGAGACGGCAACTTCGTTCCGTATACCAAGTCATTGTTTTTCCGTCATCGCTCCATGTCACCGTAAGCTGAGCCAAATAAGAAGCAGCGCTTGAATACTCTTTCATCCAAAACATTACGTGCGGCAGACCAGGCACGAATACCGGCACATCGTATGAAAATTTTGTTGTTGTTTTTGGGATTATAAATACAATCGCCGGTACAAAATCAAATGTCAACGTATTAGGATTCTCAGGACCGTAAGTACCGGTTCCCTCATATTCTGTCATATATATCTGCTTGCCGCCCGCAGTCTCTTTCGCTATCCATGTCCCGCTCGCCGCATCATAGGTAAGTACCTGTCCGTCCGCTTTTTCAGTCGGATTGTTAATCTTTGTCCCGTCGTGCGGATGCACATGATCCCCTCTGGCATACGCGCTTTCCGAACCAGCCGACGCCGCCCCAGGCGCTTTCGGTGTGGTGGCGGAGGGTTGCGGTTTACTGCTCCATGCGGCCTTGTTGTTCTGGACGTCAGCTACCGCCTGATCGATCTCTGCGCCGGTGTGCGCGCTATTGTACTGATCTGCCATAAAATCACTCCTTCATGCAGAGAAATTCCTTGCCGTCTGCCGTCAGCATGGTCTTGGTCGTGCCGGACGGCACAAAACCATAGTTATCATTCCAGCTTCCGTCCGCCCCCTGTGCGTATAGAGAAATTCTGTATTCTCCATCACCACTCAGGAGAAAATCGTCGTAGATCTCAAAGGTTCGCTCCGTCCCCGCAGGGGTCTGGGAAAAGGACGCAATGAGCGCTCCTTTCCCTCGCCCCCAGTCCTCGCCGGTTTTCGTCGCGCGGCATTCAAAGGCCGTGTAGGCGATGTCCGACGAGAATTTAACGGTGATGGAATCGAAACCGGAGACTGCCGAAATCTTATTTCCCGTGATGGTGAACACCAGTCCCGGCGCGGCCATTATGCCACGCTCCAAGTCCCGGCGGCGTTCTTCACAAAGACCTTGATGATCTTCGTGCCGTCGCCGGAGGAGGCCGTCGCAAGGTCGGCGCCCTTGATGGTGACATTGATCGCCGTGGCCTTCTTGTAGCCGCCAGCCGTGCCGCTGGTGTTGCTGGAACCGCCAGTGGTGGGAATCTGCGTACCGGCGTCGTGGAGGCTACTGGTGCTCGGCACGACACGCACAGTGTATTCCTCGAAGTCCACATCGGACGTGAAGGAGAACGCGCAGGTATCGAAGCCGGAGACTTTGGAGATCCTGGACTTATCGGGGCCAGTGATCGTGACCACCGGAACTGCCGTGTTGACCGTGATAGACGCTGTGACCGCAGCCGTTTCGTTGCCGACGTCATCCCGCACCTTGATATGTACGGTTTTCAGGCCATCGCCTTCCGTCAGGACGATGGACTTGCTGGCCGCGAAGGTCTCCCACGATGCGTCCGCTTCCGTTGCAGCCGCCTTGATGCCCCAAAGCTTCATCTGGTAGCCGGTCTTGGTTTCATCCGTCAGCGTGATCGTTGCGGTGACGGTGTTGCTGGTTGCATACGTCGCGCCGCTGTTGAGCTTCAGTGTCAGCCCAGACGGTGCAAGCGTATCAAGAATTAGATTGAAAAAACTTGCCATAGTTTATGCCCCTTTCTTTTCGCTCAGTTCGATGTATAAATATCCGCCCGGGCGGGTATAGATGGGTTCTTCGCCGATGCAGGCATTCTTAATGCCCATCTCACCGCAAAACAACTCCTTTAGCTGTTCTTCTCCGACTGTGATCATTCCGTCACCCCCGAATCAGATACAGTGTCTTTGCGTCCTTGACGGCCAGCGCGTCATATTCCGCCCGATCAAGGACTACAATGGTGTTGATCTGCGCGGATGAGACGTTGCCGCCGCCACTGCCGCCGGGTGACACCCGCAAGGACGGCAGGTTGAATTGGATATTCGGCTTCCCGCCGATATCAAAGCGGATCATCACAGCACCACCTTACTGATGGAATCGCTCACGCGGATGCCCTCAATGCTGGTGCCGATGACCACCGGCTCCGCGCCGGTAAACTTGACGCGAATCTGGACGGCCTGAGAAGCGGATTTAAACTGGAAGGTTTCCTCCTGCGTCAGAGGGAACAGGAAGTTTCCGTCTGTGTCCGTCGTGACCTCGCCGGGATAGATTTTGCGCAGCTTGCCGACGATGAACTCGATCATCTCAATCTTGGATAGGTCGAGCGGCGCGCCGTCCTGCGTTCCAGTAAATACAATGGCGTACTGGTCGCCTTGCATGATTTTTAGGCTCATAGCTACCTCCTTACTTTGGCTTGCCGACCTTGCACAGCACCACATAGCTGCCGCTGACGCGGGCGATCAGGACGCGGTTGCCGGCGGCAAAGGTGACATCCGGATTGCAGCGGTAGTGCTTCGCAGTTGCCACGGTCTGGCCTGGGAAGATCAGTGAGACGCCGTCCGTGTACTTCGCGCCGATGGTCGCCAGCGAGAGCAGCGGCGATTCCTGCGGGCTCTCCAGCGTGGCCGTAAACAGATCCATCATGCGATTACCGTCCTTTTCGCTGTGTGCTGCATCATCTGGCCGGTGGCCATGGTCAGCGACCAGCCGGTCTCCTCGTAGATTCCAGCCAGTTCCGGGTCGTCGATGGAGATGATGTCCCCGACGCCGTGCCCCGGCTCGTTGAGTGTCTGAAATGTGATGGTTCGCGCCGCTAACATGGATTCATTCCGGGCGCGGTCTGCGGCGGCCTGAAGCTCATCCTGACTTGCAATGTTGTCCACACGCTGCACATCCACAATGCGCATTTTGCGTTTGAACGTGGACGTGCTGGACGTCGGGGACTCGTTGACCGCCGTGGCCACCATGTCGGCGTCGAGATCCGGGTTGCTGCAGATTCGGACAAAGACGTTTGGCGCGTTGAAAATATCCGTCTCGTCGTTGTGATCCGGCCCGATCGGCTGCGCGTGGACGACGTCGGTGTCGGAATAGGCGTGGTCGATGCGGTCGGCGCTGGGCTGTTCATACGGCTCCAAATGCGCGATGCCGCTGCCGTCGAACCACACATCGCTGTAATTGATCTCGGCCAGCAGCTGATTGATGATGGACAGATAGGTCGTACCGATCTCCCAATCCTCGCGGTCTGTCTGGAGCGTGGCTGTGGACGGAGACGCAATGACCAGCCCGATCCCGGCCTCCGTGAGCATCTGGCGGATCTTCGTAATGTAGGACGTACCGGCGGCGATGTGCAGGATGTTCTCCGTACGCTGGTTTTGCAGCCGCCAGCAGCGGTCGTATGCCTCGATCTGGACGACCGTGTTGTAGCGGTCGGTCGCGCGGCTCGGAGTGGCCGTCTGGAAGACGCCCAGCGGCGTCTCCACTCCGTTCAGCCGCATGACGGGCTGCAGCTCGTCTGATAGCAAATCGACCGTGTCGGGGACGTAGAACCGCCCGGAGAAGCTGCCTTTGATCTCGGCATCCTTGTTGACCATGATGTTTGGGTTGTCGCCGCTGCGCCAATGGAGCCGGGCAAACTCGGCTCCGTTGCGCAGGACGTTGACGTGGTAGGAGACGTCACGAATCAATGTTGATCTCCTCCTTTCGGTCGATCTGTTCGATGGTAAAGCTGTAAGTGCTGAAGAAATCGTCAGAGTTTTCCGTGATGCTGGCCGGGTAGCCGATGGTCATGTTGCCCTCCGGCGTCTTGCAGCAGGTCAGGTGTCCGAGCAGTGCCCTGAGAGACTGCCGCTCCGCGTCGTCCGCGCAGACGCAGGTGATCCGCAGCGCGCGGGACTTAAATTCGCTCCGCTCGGCGACCGGGTAGGTGTGCCCGGAGAGCTGGACATATTGGATGTCCTGGGACAGGCTCAGACCCGTGCTGCGGTGCGCCGAGGAATCGTAAAGGAAGTGCAGCCACTCGCCGCGCTCCATGTCGTAGAGTCGGACGTTGTCTGTGCTGACCGTGACCTCCACGGCCTCGGACAGACTGTAATTGTCGCTGTTGTCGTAGCAGCCGCGCACCTGATAGCGCACACCACCAATGCTGGCTGCATCGGTGTAGCTCGGTTCCGTGACCTTCGCAATGGCTACGCCATCCCGGTAGACCAGATAGTAGTCAAAGCTGCCCGGCGTCCAGCTGAGTGCCGCCTCGATGCCGCCCTCGGCGGTCAGCGTGATCGCGCCGCCCGGTACGTTTGTGACCGGGAGCGCCGCCGTGCCCCACGGCGACCAGAAGCCGTATTCGTTCTGCACACGGACGCGAACGGTGTAGTTGCCGTCAGCCAGATAGAACGGCGCCTTCCACGTCTTTCCGGTTCCGAAGCGCGTACCGGAGGCATAGACGCCGTCGATCTCGACTTGATAGGCTTGCTGCTCATCCGACTGCCAGCGGATCTCCGGGCGCGGGTTCGCTGACAACACAGTGACGCTCGGGGCAGCCGGTGCGCCGATTGCAATAAATTGTGCTGCATCGCTCCAACTGCCTGCTGTACCGTCTGTGTTGTAGGTGCGTACTCGCCAATATTTCGTCCCACTGCCAAGCGTATTTGCTGGGGCTGTGTAACTTGTCAGCGCTCCTGTTACGGTTACGAGTGACGACCATGTCTCTTTGTCACTCGAAATTTCAAGGTCAGCTTTTGTCTGCGCCGTACCGGTCGCGACGGAATGTTGCCACGAAAAGGACACTGAGCGGCTTGCGTCGACAACGACATCAATAGGTTCCAGCGGGGTTGCCGTCGGCGTAGAATCTTTTGTGGAGATTGTGATCCAATCCGAGGTCGTCGTCACACCAGAGTTGGAAACGACGGATACTCGCCACTGAATTTGATTACTGGATGGGAATGTGTTCGCTGGAATAATGCACTGTCCTGTCTGCGGAGTAGCTGCGACAGTATGCACAGTACCGGTTGTTCCGTCTCTCCACTGGAGTGTGCAGGTTGTTTCGGTCACATCTCCATAGCACCAGCCGGATGCAGCAGACGCCCATGTAAAGGTTGCTGCTTTCGTCCGATCCACAAATCCGCCAGCTGCCGGAGATTGCCCCGAAATACTCAGGCCGATAACCTCATCATAGACCGTGACGACAATATAGGGAGGATAAGACGATCTTGACGTATAGACGTTGGTTTGCTTGCCGGTCAGCGCGTCGATACAGATATTCATTCCGTGGGAAAAGATAGATTTCAGCCCGTCACGCTCAAAATTGCTTGAAATATAGGGGGACCGCGCATAGTTGTCCTTAAAACTGTTTGTGTAAAAAAACTGATGGCCAAATCTCTCCGGCTGCGAATTGTAGGTCGCAGATTTCTCAGAAAAATCGGTTTTTAACGCATATCCATAAAACCCGTATGCATCGTTGGGCGCATCCGTGCCGACGAACAGCTGAAGCTGCCGGATTTTCTTGAATTGTCCCGCAGTGGCCATTGCCGCAAAATGCACCAAAAGGCCATCTGCTTTATCTTGCAAATTCTCCTTTGTGCCGCTGCTGAAATTGGTATTTGGGGATTGCAGTCTCACAAATGCAGATCTGTCCGCCTGAATTGTATAGTCTGGCATTTATGTCCCTCCCATCCGAACCACTCTACGGCGCTCCTGCACAATGCGGAGAATGTCCTCAAACTCCCGCACCGTGTGGGCGTCGATCGTGATGTTGTAAGTATCGCCGCCGGTCTGGCGCGTTTCCTGCGCGGTCAGGATGCGCGTGCCCTGCGGCAGAATCGCGGTCTCCGCACCGTGCTCGCTCAGCAGCGTCCGCCCGCCGGGGAACCAGTCTGTGCCGCTGGCGTTTCGAGCGTACCCCATTGCATTTTTCCACGCCTCAAATGAACCGACCACACCTCCGGAGGCCAGCTCTTCCTCCCACTGTTCGCGCAGGTATGCATCGCGGTTGCCGTAATACTTGCCGTTGGCATAGTACGCGCCGTATCCGGTGGCGTTTGTGGCGGCGTTGGTGTCAGCACCTTTCCACTGTGCCCAAAGGCGTTGTTGGTTGCTCGGCTGATTCTTGTTCATGCCAAGTCCTGTTCCGATTTGTGTAAACCCGCTAGCCCATTTATTAAAATGCCAGAGAGGGGTTGTGGTCAAAGTGACAAGGCCGGAAATCACTTGAAGTGTGTCAGCAATCAGCGCGATGACCTCCGACAGAGGCCGCAACGCCTTCGTGAGATTCGGAACAGCTCCATTGGCCAAGTCATCTGTCGGTGCGATGATGTTTCCAACCGTCTCAAGCAGCATGCCGAAAGCATCCACCAAGCCAGATTCCTTCATTGCCTGCCCACCGTCCTTGATGAGCTTCGTGATCTTTCCATAAAATTCCGTGAGGTACGGGGCGAACTCCGCAGCCATCTGGTTCTTGACAGATTCCTGTGTTTTTTGCAGCCGCTGGAATCCGTCGTCAACAGCGCCGAGTGCTTCTAACGCTTCGTTATCGAGAACATAGCCAACGTCATGCGCTTCCTTCGCATAATCTTTCAGGGTGTCGCTGCCCTGGATGATCAGTGGGTTGAGATCCTGCGCAGACCGCCCAAAGATGTCCATGGAGAGCGCGTCACGTTCCGTCGCGTTCTGAACATCGCCCAGCGCATCGATCGTGTCGTAAAAGACGTCGTTCGCGCTGCGCATGCTGCCGTCGGCGTTTGTCAGGGAAATACCCAGCTGTTCAAAAGCGGATTTTGCATCTCCGGTTCCGTTGATGGCATTTTGCATGTTGTTGGTCAGCTTGGTCAGCGAGCCTTGCAGCGTGTCCATGGAGACGTCGATCAGTTCTGTCGCGTAGGAAAACTCTTGCAGTTGCTCCGCGGATTGCCCGGTTGTCTGCGACATCGTGAGGATGTTGTCGACGTAGGCTGCGGACTCCTTCGTCATGGAGATCAGAGCCTTTTCGGTCTTGACCACCGCAGCGACCACAAGGCCAAGGCCGGTCACAGCCAAAGCTGCGCCTGCATGGATGCCGTTGAGAGACTGCACGGCCTTCTGTGCGCCCTCCGGAAGCTGGACACCGAACTTCCCGGCCACATCCGTCAGCGCGTCGCCAAGGCCGCGGACGACCTCGTCGTTGCCGGAGAACTCCTCCTTGAGATTGGAAAACAGACCCTTGATGCCGCCGCCCTGTTCCTTGGTGTCGGAAAGGGCTTTTTTCAGCTTGCCAAAGGCGGTTGTCGTGCCGTCGGCCTCTTTCTGCGCCTTTTGGAGCGCGTCCTCGTTGTCCTTCAATGCACGCTCCATCTTGACCAATTCGGCCTGTGCGTTGTTGAGCTGCGTTTTCCAGCGATTGGTGCGCTCGTCGGCTTCGCCGTAGGCGGAGGCCGAGGACTGGAGCGCCTTTTCAATCTGCTCGATTTTTTCCTTCTGCGTCAGGATCGTGCGGTCGAGGATGTCGTTTTTCTTGGTCAGCGCTTCGACACTGTCTGCGTTATCCCGAAACTGCTCGGACGCGAGATTCAGCTCGGATTTCAGGACGTTCAGGCCGGATTTGATCTCGGCCAGCGCAGCCTTGTATTCCCGCTCGCCGTCCAGTTTGATTTTTGAGTTGATACCCGGGGCAGCCATCAACCGCCACCTCCCATCAGATATGCCGATAACGACAAGCGGGCGGGCTTCTCCGTCTCCGCAGGAGACTCAGAAACGACACGCCGGCCCGGTGCGCCCATGAGCTTGAAAAACTCACGGTAAAGCGCTACGCACCGCGCCGGCGTCATTGTCCGCCAGAAAACGGCCTCGTCGTTATGCAGGACATTGATCCAGATATTCAGATACCAAGCGAAGTTCAGGCCGTCGCTGCCGCTTCCTTGGCCTCCACGTTTTTTGTTTCTTCTTCGGTCGACTCCGCCTCGTCATCGTCCGGAGTCAAGACCGCTGCGAACAGCAGGCCGAACACATCGCCCTGGATGCGGCGGAACTCCTTCCAGCTCACCGCACGGCCGATCTCGCGATCCGTGACGGAGAGATCCAGCCCGGCAGCGTTCGCGGCCTCGTTGACCAGCGCCGCGAGCAGCCGCGTGAAATTCCGGAAGGAGCGCTTTTCATCGAGCATTTCCTCCAGTTCGCCGGCCGCCTGAAGATCTGCCAGCACGTTGAAATTGCAGCAGAGCTGGAGCGTGTGGCCGCCATACTCAAACGGCAGCGTTTTCAAACGGAGATCCATGGTTTATCCTCCCTCCGTGACGACGGTCGGTTCCGTCGTGAAGCAGGCGTCGAGCCATGCAATGGCCTCGGCCTCGGTGTCAAACGATTTCCACTCCATCAAGTGGCCTGCGTCATCGACCAGCGCTTCGCCGGAGGTCGTCGGCGTCTGGAAGTTGATTTGCTCGCCCATGGTCTGGAGCGTCTTGCTGGGCGGGCCGAACAGCGTCTTGTGGACGAAGATCGCCGTGAACTTCTCTACGCCGTCGATCATATCCGGCGCATAGAATCCGCTGCCGACGTACTGACCGGTCGAGCTCTTGCCGTAAGCCATGCTCTTTACCGTCGAGGGGGAGCTGGAGCCGACCGAGCGACTCAGCTCATACGCCTTGAAGAGCAGCTTCTGCGTCGAGTCCGGGATGTACTTCACGCCCTGGCTGACCGTCAGGCCCGTGACCTTCTTCATGTACTCGGCCAGCGCGGACTCGGCATAGAGACGCCCCTCCGCGAACTTGAGTTCGAGGTTGGCCGTCATTGCGTCGCCCATGGACATCGGCGTGTCATAACTGATTTTCTTCTGCGTTTTGTCGTAATTGTATTTCGCGACCTTCATGCCGCGAAGATCAAATTCAGGCATGTCATTCTCCTTTCAGAATGTCGGCAGCGACGTCGGACATTTTGTCGTTGGCCTGCTGCCAGGTGTTGTGTACCGCGGTCGACCAGTAATAGTCTGCCGGGATTTTGCCGCCGGTTCGCCGGCCGTAGTTCAGCACAAAACCCTTTGTGCCGTACCGCTGCCCACGTTTGTCCTTCCCGTGGATCGTGACGAACATATACGGGACGCCGTTTTTGTCCTTCCGGACGACGCGGGCTTTTGTGATATGCCGCAGCGTCTCACCGGTGCGCCGCTGGCGGCCGGGGTTGTTATGTCCGGACTCCACGAAGGCGGATTTTACAGAGGTCAGCATGACCTCGGAGCCGGCTGTCAGCATCCGTTTCACGTTCTCGTCGGTAAACAGATCGGCCTTATTCAGCTGCCGGATGGCCTCTTCAATGCCGTCAGTCTCCATCTGCGCCATCAGATCACCTCACAGGGAATGTCCGTGTAGTAGGTGGCTGTCTCGACGTCGTAGGAGTGCTCCGGCATCTGCATCGCGATATGCGCATCCGCCAAAGCCTTTGAGACTTCGGCGGGGAGCGTATCATCTTCGGTTTGCGTGGCCACTGTCACAACGGCCTGATAGATCGTGGCAAAGGGACGGCCGTTGGCATAGGAGTAGCGCTCGCCGGTCGGCGTCCAGACCAGATAGCGGAGCAGCTGCTCGCCGTCGTTTGTCGTCTCTGGAGCCTGTACCTTGTAGACCGCATCCGGCAGGACGGTCTTGAGCGCGTTTTCAATCTTGGAATAACTCATATTTTCCCTCCGGCTCCGCAAGGCTTAACGTGTTGATGTCGAGGCCGTCGGCGTCCTGTTCGCGCTGCGCCTGGTCAATGCGATAGACGTGGCCGTCCTCCAGTGTGCAGTATTGGTCAGCCTCGATCGGCGCGTCGAATACGCTGCGCGGCATGGACACCATGCGCACGAGCTTCTGCCCGGCCTGCTTCCCGGCGTAAAACCGGGAGGCGTACACCGTGCGCTCGCAGTAAAAGTGCTGGCTGACGGCCTTGAGTTTGCGCACGGCAGGAGACCGACCAGGGAGCAGCGTATAGATCGTCAAAATCTTGTCGTAGATCATCCGCTGTCCCTCATTTTCTCGTGGCACAGCCGATCCTTGATCATGATGTCAAGGTTCCGGGGAAGTGCCGCCCGCTCAGTGTTGCCGCGGGCACGATACATCCACGCGGCCACGGAGCCGACCAGCATGTCATCCTCGTCGCTGTCGTCCGCCAGCGTGATGCCGCGCCGGCGGACAAAGGATTCGGCTGTGGTCAGCAGACCGCGCATATAAAGCTCCTGTTGATCAGCGCACGACAAAATGCCAAGATCAACCTTCATGTAAGTCAGACGCAGGTCTGCTGACATTCCACAGCCCCCTCTCTTACGCCTTGGCGGTCACGCTGCCGGAGCCAACGGCCACGGCCTTGCCGTCCGCGTTGACCTCAACGACGGTGATGGTCGCGCCGGTCGTGGCGCTCTTGATGGTTTTATTTGCGGGCAGATCTGTCCAGCCCTTGCCGATGGGCTCGCCGTTCGCCACAGGCACGGCCTGACCGCTGACCTGGTATTTCAGCGCGCCGGAGCTGTTGCCGGCCACCGTCACGGTGCTGTCGCCGGACGCGCCGCTGCCGGCTGCCGTCGTCACGATCAAAGTGCCAATTGCAGTGTTAGCGAGGTCCTTGCCGAAAGTCGTGGTCGTGGTCGGGGCCACATTGCCGTAGTTGACGACCACAAACGCCTCACCGATGGCCGGCTTGCCGTCGCGGCGCTGCAGGCCCTTATAGCAGGTCTGATTCTGAAGCCACCGCACATTTGTATTGGATTCGATCAGCGTGCCCTCGCGCTCGACCGAGCGATAGAGACTCAGGAAACCGCCTGCAATCTCATTGTCCGGCATGACTTCCCACTCGACGATCACGCCGCCGACGACCGGCATGGTGTTGTTGACGCCTGCAACCATAGCCGCAGCGGAGTTGTAGGCCAACGCGCGGGACATCAGGTCGAGATGTGTCTTGCGATTCATGGTCCAGACGACCGTACCGTTGGAGTAGTCCGGCTTGGCCACAGCCAGCGCCGCGACCAGCGGCTGGAAGAACTCGACGCCAGTCTTGGCGGAGAGGTCGAGTTTCAGAATGTGGCTGGTATGCAGGTCGGTAAAATCGCCCTGCTGCGCGCCCCACCATGCGGGCTTCGCGGTTGCGGACAGACGGGTCAGGATGCCAACGGGCATCTTTTCGCCGGTGCCGAACCAGATGGACTTATCGATCGCTTTTGCGAGCGAGGATGCGAGTGCCTGAAGGATGGTCGATGCAAGCTGCAGGTCACTGTCATCCATCAGCAGGGAGTTCGGGACGGCCATATAGCCGCCGACCATGTAGCCGTCCATCGTCAGCTGCCAGAAGTCAATGTCGAGCTCGTTGAGCGCGTCGGTCATTTCGGTCCAGATGGCCTCCGGTGCAACACCGGCAACGTTCTGGCGCGTGGTGCCGCGGAAACTCGTGGTGAAGCAGTAGCGCAGGAACTTGGATTCCTGATAGGTCAGATCGCGCAGGATCGGCAGGAAACCATCAGGGATGCCGAGTTCGCCGCCGTTTACGCTGCGCTGCTGACTGCGCGCCTCGCGGACGCGCTGCAGGAATTCTTTGACGGCGGGCTGCGCCAGCAGCGCGTCGCGCTCCTGATAGGTGAGGCCGAACCAACGGCGCTCCGGGTTATTGATAGGCATGGAATGATTACTCCTTTCGGTGTTGGTGGTTCCGGTCGGCTCTGCCGCCGGGGGATCAGATGCGGGCGGCGTCTGCGCTTCTTCCAGACTGCGGATTTCTTCGTTGATCTCGTTGATCCGTTCCTGCACACGGGTGATGTCCGCGGCGTTCGCGCTGCGCTCCTGCTCAAAAGCATTCACAGCGGCCTCAACGACGCTGCGCTCCTCATCGGTCTGCGCCTCGGCGATGTCATGCTCCAGCTCCGCTTCGCGGGCCGCGAAGCCGTCGCGCGTGGTTTCGAGCGTCTGAAGCTCAGTCTGCAGCGGTGCAAGACGGCTCCGCAGCAGCAAAACTTTTAATGCCATTTACTGTCTACCTCCCAGTTTCTTTTTCATGTCGCTGCGCCAGGCCTCGGCGCGGCGTTTTTCAATTTCGGCCAGATCCTGCTTGCGGGCGCTGACGGACGTCTCCGTGTAGGCCGGAAACGTACAGACAGACACCTCATAGAGAGGATCGACCTCTTCAATTTCCCAGCGGCATTTTCCGTCGCCGAGATCCACAAAGGTTTCGCGTTTGATGTCAAATCCAAACGAGCACTGGTCAACGTCACCCCGCTGGACGCGGGCGTAGAGGTTCATGGCGTCAACGTCGTCCCGATTGATTCTGATGCTGCCCCAGAGACCGCGCGCATCCTGCCGCAGCGTCAGCGTGCCGGCCTTCGTCCGGCCAAGCACGAGGCTGGAATCGTGGTTGATGAGCGCCCGGACATCTCCGGAAACGGAATTGGTAAAAGCACCCGGCTTTACGATCTCGCTCGCGCCTTCCCACAGCGGATACTCGCTGTTAAAAACGGAGAAATAGCCCTCGATGAACAGATCATCGTTGGCCGCGCGCGTCTGAAATTGCTGGGCTACGCAGCGCACCTGCCGCTGCTGGCGTTCATTCGGCATTGCCGTCGCCTCCTTCTAGTTTTTTCTGATTGCCGATCATGCCGCGGGGAATGTAGTTTTCGAGGATTACCAGCTCGTTCAGACCCTTGCGCGGGCTGAGACCGAGCCAATCGCGAGCCTCGTTGCCGTCCATCAGGCCGCGGATGTACTGATCGTCGGCCACGCTGGCCAGCTCCTGCAGCGTGTAGCTGTAAAGCCGGCGTGTGGACATCTGGAAATACATCTCCTCGGAGATCAGAAGCTTTCGCGTCAACTCCTGACAGATGATGTTGGAGATTGTGACCGCCGTGGTGCGGATCATGTGGTTGTGCTCCGCGTCAGAATAGCTGCCGACGCCGACCATATACGGCGTCACACCGACCAGCGAGGCAACCTCGCGTTTGTCCAGCTCCACGCTGTCCTTGATGGCGAGATCCGTCAAACTCAGTGGTTTGACCTGCTGCACCTCCATCAGCTCTGCCGGGATCACCCACGGCTCGCCCGCAGAGCTTCCGGACATATACTGGTCAACCAGCCGCTTGCGGCCTGCTTCGTCGGCGAATTCATCCGCGAGCGCGTCTACCTTGACGATCACGCTCGGCTTCCACTTGTCGGACATAAAGCACTTTTTCGTGGCGGCCGCCTGCCGGAGATTCGCGGTCACATCCCGGAGGCTAATCCGCAGGCCGATTCCCTGCCAGGGCTGCGCTGGATCTGGCCAGCGTTTGAAATGGAGCACGCTGTCGGACGCATAGCGCCGTCCCTGCCACATGACATAGTAGGTCAGGCCGTTATCGTCGCTCAGCGCATAAGCGCCGGGCATCGGCTCCAGCTCGCTCAGGAGACCGCGTTCCGTGTGCGGCAGGAGGAAGGCACTTCCGGTCGAGGTCGTCAGCATCGTCCAGACGATCCAGGAGATCAGGTCTTTGCGCGTTCCGTGCCTCCATGGGGTGATATCCATAAAACGCGCCAGTTGATTGCGGACGCGGACATCGCCGTCGTCGGTGTTCCGCATGAGCTGGATCGTAGCGTTCGAGATGATATCAGCGAGGCCGCCGATGGCGGCGAGCACATCCGGGCTGTCGATCAGGCGTGTATAGCCGGGCACAGCCAGCGTATCAGCGTCGATCGCGCCGATCATCCATTTTTGCAGCGCCGGGTCCGTCCCTCTGCGCTGCGGCTTCACTCTCAATCTGCATCACCGTCCTTGTCTTTCTTGTCATACCAGCCTGCCGCCTTATTGCTGGCGGTCAGATCTTCGAGATAAGCGCAAACCGCGAACACCGAGGCATCAAAAAGGTCGATGCGGAGATTTGGCTCGATTTTTTGATACATGACCATGTCGTCAGCCTTTTCAATTCCGGCGACATTCTGCACGCAGTACTCATAGGGTTCAGCGTGCATGTAGTAGAGCGTTCCTTTCTTGGCGCTGGCCTCCAGGTAGCGGAAACCCTCGGATTTCCGTGTGAACAGCTGCGGCTGATCCTTGATGGGAAAGCGTTCCTTCTGCATTTCGACGAAGTATTCGCGGCAGAATTTTCGGTCGTGTCCGATGCGGCGGATCTTAAACCCATCGGCGCGCAGTTTTTTGTACCATTGCACCACATCGTGGTGATTTGTGACCTTGTCGTTTGTCATGTCCAGCCAGCCGTCCTCCTGCCAGCCGAACAGCGGGATTTGATCCTGCTGCGCCTTGACGATGGCGGCCGGCCGCGGGAACCATGCGTGCGGAATAATAATGTCTACGCCTTTGTAGTGGCCGAAGAGGCAGCCGGCCGTCAGGTCATGCAGCTTCGAAAGGTCTGTGCCGCCATACCAACGGATGGGCAGCTTCGCGAGTTGCCGATAGTTCCAGGCGTACTTCTCGTCGCTCTTGCGGAACTCTTGGATGTCAAACCATGCCTTGATCGCGTTCGTTGTGACGTTCAGTGACTTATTGAGGAACTCCGGCCGGAGCGCCGGGTTTTCAGCGGCCATAGCCGCGTCGTTGATCATGTCCTGCGGACGGATGGAGTAGCCCCAGCCAGGCGAGGCTGCTTTCAGCACAGCTGGATCATGCAGGTCAACGTCGCCGTTTTCCATCGTCGGCGCGGAGCAGAGGAAGCAGAAGATGCTGTCCGCTGCGTTACCTGTAACGGTCCCACGCAGGATCTTCCGGCAATAGTCCAAGTGGCCGAGCAAAAAGCCGCGGGCATTGGGGCCGTTGGAAGAGATGATGATGACCAATTTGTTGGTGTACGCCTTGGTTGCGTCCTTCAGGATCTGATATTGCTGCGGGCTTTTGTAGGTGTGGGCCTCGTCAGCGATGACGATGTTGCAGTTAAAGGAATCCTGCTTGTCAGGGTTCGCGGCAAGGGCGTTGATCGAGATCATGCCGTCGCCGATGTCTCCGGAAATAGACCGCTCCATGTTGTTGTCGATGATGCGCAGCCCCTGGTTTGGATCGTCTCGGACTGTTACGCCGAGGCGGTTGAAGTTGTATTTGAGAAAGTCAAAACCTTCGAGCGCCTGTTTCAAAGCGCCGCCAACCTCATAGACTTTAGAGCCGGAGGCACGCTCATACATGGCTAGAGCTCCGGCCAGAGAGGCCGCGAAGGTCGTCTTGACGTTTTTGCGGGGGATAAAGTCCACAGCTTCCTTGAAGCGCCGGATCTTTGTATCCGGCAGATAAAAACCCATCAGGTTGTAGACAATAAACTTGTGATAGGGGAGAAGCAGGAAGGGAGTACCGCGCAGCGGCGTCGCATCGAGGAATTCGCCTTGCTGGTGGCAGAACATCGTCTCGATGATTGCGATGATGTCGTTGGCCGGCTCCGCGCGGAAATCCCACTTGCCGGAACCAAGATCCGCGACATACCGCTTGCAGGACAGAACAACGTCTTCGCACAGCCCGGACTCCCCAGAGAGCACCGACTCGACAAAGGCGTCGACGTCGCGCTGATACTGCGCGCCCTGCTCTACGGCGTGGTCGTGCGCTGCTGCGAGCAGCTGCTCGATTTTGCTGTTCCCGGCAGATGCTGGCTGAAGCTTCGACCTGGCTTTATTCAGGCCAGTCGGCGTCAGGCCGAGCTGATTGCGGAGCGACTGCACCGTCGCGCGCAGATCTTCGACCGCCGTCCAGTATGGGCTTTTGGCCGTGTACTCCGCGCCGGTCTTGTTGACCATGGTGCAGATCCGCTGCCCCCCCTGTTTCTTCCACTCTTTCTCTGCGCGGGAGAGTTCGCGTTCCGTCTTGGCCAGCTGCTTGATCGTCGGCTCGAATATCTCGTTGTAGGTTCCGACCAGCTCCATGTCCTTCCGGATCATGTCCTCTCTGGCCAAGTGCTCACCTCCCGCATGCCGGAGACTCTGCCAGGCCCGGCGGCTCCGGGCCCAGTTAGGAGGATCTGAGAAGGCAATGGCGGCGTTCCCAATGTCGCTGCTGCCTGGCACAGCCTCCGGCGTTTCGCGCAGGCGCGTCGTTTGCGCCCGCACCGCATGATTCAATTCTCGCGCGCACCCGCGCGCCTCGGTCATCCTCGCTTACCCCCTCCGCCCGTTTTCCCGCCGTCGGAAAAGGGTACCCCACCACCTCCATCAGCGGCACATGCTTGTGC